GGTGGTAATATTCACCGTATCTCCATTCCCTAAAATCTGGTCTTGGTCATCAGGGGTAGCTGTAAGACCTTTGGCGGGAATGACACAGGCACGTCTGCCCTTCCTAGTCTGAGTGAGGTCAGATGTACCCTCTGCTAGGTTATAGAAATATCCGGTAAAGGAATAGTCCGTTGTCGCACTACCAGTAAGAGTCCCGGTATCTGCATCATAGGTTCCCTCAGTGGTGACCTTGCGGAGTGTAAGGGTTTCGCCAAAGTCTTGGACCAGCTTGAGGAGGTCTCTAGCATTAAACGACATGGACTATTCCTCACTCGTATTCCGTAGAGCCATCATAGTTTGGCGGGTTACGGAAACGATCCCGGCGGAAAGACGGAGTGACACGATCAGTGTCCTGTCTTACCACAGAAATAGTTGCCTTACTGAGGCCCCCAGCTTTGATGCCGAGGCCAGATTGTTTCTTGGACTCAGATTCAAGATTTTCCGCAAGGGCCATGTAATGGGCGTGAAGATCAGAGTAACTAGCACTAAGAGCGCCATCAAGCTCAGTGTCAACACGACGAGAATACTTAGCTGCAATAGCTCGACAACAATAAGCACCAGCCTCATAAACATTGTCACCGGACTGAGCAAGAGCAAAAGCAATTTCATCATCTTGTACCTGTACGTCGGTGGAGTCGGTATCACCTACGAGAAAGCGTACAGCATTCCTACGGCCAGAAGCTGTAGTAGTGCCAAGATCATCAACATCGTAGGTGAATGTCATTATGCTTGCTCCCAATCTGACCAAGGGCTGTTACGCCAAGTACGGATATGACCACGTTGTTTCTTCGTGATCGTAGAAGCCTTACACTTCTTTGTGTTGTATTCACGCTCGGTCTTCGTATTGAGCTTGACCTTAGCGTTGATGTTGTCTACGATGACCTTAAGCTCTTCGGGACCAAGCTCATCGAGACCGTCTCCAACAACCTTCTTCTGGTTATCTTCAGTCGGAGCCTCCTGCATGAGGAAGCCCCGATTGAATAAAGACATAACGTCTTGCCAAGGGATGCCTCGCTGTTGCCAGTCAAAGACATCCCCTCGCTTCCATTCGGTTCCATACCCCTTAAACTCTTGTCTAACGAGTTGGACCCAGTTAAGTTGAAAAGGTAACAGAGAGTAGTCGGGTGTCATACTCTAGTCCCTTATGCTACGATGGTCTCAAAGAAGAAGCCAAGATCAGCGCCCACAACCTTCATGTCGTAGGACATCTTCACCTGAATCATCTCAGCAATCTGCTGACGCTTCAGTGCATCATCAGAGAAGGACTCAACGGTGATACCGAGGTTGTTAGCACCCGGAATGTTGTTCCATGCGAAAGTCAGACCAGCCGCAGGAGTCATCAGACCAGCAGACGATGGGGTATGCGTCAGAAGAGCCGACTTACCACCGATAAAGGTGTTAGTTTCGGTTTTACCTTCTTTGGTGTCGTTCTGGACAGCTTCCATGACGTAGAAGTTTTCTACCTCAAAGATTTCTGCCAGCTTCGCCTTGGTAACCAAAGCAGTGTTGGTAACCGTAGCACCACCGTTCAAGCGATCCAAAATGGTTGGGTGGTTTACAAGCTGGTCGTATACTTCACGGCCAACAACCATCGTGTTTGGACGGAAGCCACCAGAAGCAAGCTGCATAGTACGAGATGCGTTCGTTACGTCAATGATAGGCGTAGCGGATGCGTCGTCCCACTGAAGAACCTGACCGGAAGTTGGGCCAGAGTTTACACCAGTGTACTTGTTGCTCCAAACGTCAGCAAAGAACGTAGAAGCAAACTGCTTCTCACGGTGGATCATCATGCGCATAGCCAGCGTTTGCGCTCCGGCAGAACGAATGTCCAGAGCAGCGTCTTCGTTAGCAAGGGTCTGCTCATCGAAGTCCATGCCCAAACCATATACGTCAGCAAAGTAGCTGTCACTGGAAAGGGTCATGCCAATACGCTCTACTTCAGTGCGTGGAGCGAGTTGCTTCACGTCACCTGTGCGGTTCATACCTGCACGGTCATAGATGTAGTATTTGTCAGACTGCTTGTCTACGCCTACGGTTGGGAAGACTTTATCAGCGATGAAGTTTTCCTGAGACTGAGCGTAAGCCAGCGTCAGATTGGTCAATGGTGCATCAATATGCACCTGCGATGGGGTCAGCAAAGGCATTTGTTATTCCTCTTCCTTAACTGCTATTAAGCGTGAGTGTCAGAAGCTGGCTTGAGCAGAACGGAGATAATGTCCCCGTCAGCAGTAGCAGCAGACAGGGCTACACCAATTTTTGCATCATTCTGAGTAGCGGCACCTACTTTACCAGTCGTGCCATCAAACGGAGTGATGTAGTCGCCAGCAAGAATACCGCCACCAGCCTCAGCCAGAGCAATGCCGTCATACTGCACAGCAACAATTTTGCCAGCAGCATCAGCAGAAGTCATAGTAATGCCAAGGGCGTGCTGACCTTGAGCATTAGGGTAAGCTGCACTACCATCAGTGGTGGTAACAGCAGGATCAAGAGTGACCAAACGGTATTGGGCCAGAGCAGCATCCGAGGTCAAGGATACGGTGTTAAAGCGGCCTGCATTCGTCGCCATGATTTACTCTCCTTTGTAGAGCTTATTAATGAGTGCCTTGCCTTCATCGGTCTTAGCTACAGCAGCGTATGCTTTAGCATGGTCCTTCTTAGCAAGGTTGTTCTCGTCCATGTAGGACTTAACAAGAGCATCGAGCTTATCGCTGGAAGAGAGCATATCTGCCTCTACCGACGCTTCACCGATCTCAGACATCGAAGCACCAAGGGCTGCATCAGCAGACTTCAGGGCTTCTACGATTGCGTCATCTTTAGCTACATGAGCCAAGAGGGAGGCCGCAATTTCGTTATCGAAGTTAGGAAGAATTTCTTCAGCTTGCTTACGGAGTTCAACCATACGCTTCTCTACTTCAGCAGCTTCAAGAGCCTTCAGTACAGCAGCGGGGATGTCAGCCTTAGCTACCTGCTCGCCTTCTACTTCGATGTATTCTGGTTCAACAGCTTTGGTTACTGTTTCTTCAGTAACAGAAAATCCGTTGTCTTCAAGTGCCTTCGAGAGGCGGGAGACTTCAGCTTTAAGAGCATCAACCTCAGCCAGAAACAGGTCGTCCTGATCTACCTCTTCTTCAGACTTGGACACTTCAGGCTCTTCAGCCTTCTTCATGTCCTCTTTAGCTTTCTTAAGGGCTTCATCTTCAGACATGCCCTTGTCCATGTAGTACGCCTTGCGTTCTTCAAGGTTCATTGTATTGTCCCTCTTAATAAGACAGATTGTAGCGGCTTGGTTAGCAGGATGGTCAACAAGTGACAACTCATCCAACTCCAAGTCGAGCAGGATATTAGTCATTGATTTCCTTCCTCTTAGCTTTACCGCCGATAGAAAAGGCCGTAAGTTGGCCAGATTTTACCAGAGACCAGACCTCATCATCGAATACCTTCAATGCTACGATCCAACCCTCACGGTTACTGGTGACGCCCAAAGATTCACCAATCTCTTTAGTGAGTGGCATCGAGTGAACCACTTGGCCCACCTGATCCCCTTTGTGCATCATCTTACCAACACGAATATGTTCCATGAATTTATTCACGGCCTTTACCATAGTGTCGGCTTCAATTACATCACCTTGGCGGTCTACTACAGACTTACCATCTTCAGTGATGACCGAGGCCCAACCATAAACCAGACGCTGTTCATCATCTGTCTTAAGGATTTGACCTTCAAGGTTCGCTTGTTCTTCTTCAGGCTCATTCTTGGAGAGCATATCTCCTACAGAGAACCCAGATTCCCACATCTTACAGGACCAATAACCAGCAGTGGTCTTATCAGTCTTACTGTCGCAGTTGTGTCTGGCTCGGAAGTTGGCCCTAGCTTGAGGGTTATCCCGACGAATTTCCATAGTGGGGCTACCAAAGGTAACTCGCTTCACTTTGTCACCAGACTTGACGTACACACCAAATTTCTTGGAAGAGCCTTTAGGGAGACGGAACGGCTTATCCAGAGTTACCTTCTCGCCACGGTACTCAGCCTTTTCTGTACGTCCCGGCAACAAATCCTTGTCATGCGTAGCGGCCTTTTGACCTGCTGCGATCTTCAGGAAGCTGTTTACTCGGGCCATTGCCCATTGCTCTTTGGAAGTGACGTTAGGGCGTACAGAGCCGGGATTGGTCTTGTAGGCACCAATGCCACGGTCATAGACTGCCTTTAGCGTCTTTGCACTGATGTTGCCCTTCTTAGAGCCATGCTTGGCGTTCCAGTTCTTTGCCTTCTCTGCCAAGGTAGACATTTGCACCTTCTCTACAGAAGACCAAGCAGCCTGAAACGCACGCTGTTCAGAGCCAGTGTCCTCCATAACGGAGTTGAACACTTGACGGAACTTGCTTTGTTTTTCTTCAGGTACAGTCTGACGGACTGCTTTAGGGAGTTCTGCATTGGTGCTGTAAGGCATTACTTCTTTCCTTTGTAGAACGCTTCCTTGATAGTCCCCCTCGTAAGACCGATATCGTTCAGTTCACGATCTGTCATAGCGTAGAGGGTTTGGAGGTCTTGCTTATTCCGGGCTTTCGTCTTCATCCGGTTGTACATCTGACCGGGCAGCTTGATTAGGTTCATAGGTTAGTTCTGCAATATCCATGAGGTCTTGAATTACTTCTGGGTGGTCAGACACGTTAATGTCCGCACCATTCAGATTACGGAGGAAGGCTGCAATCTCACGAAGATCGTGCGGTGCTACATCACCAGCCTTGATGTAAGGCATTGTGTCGTAGGAGAGACCGTTAAGTTG